GCTCTTGGCGCGTGCGTCATGCGGCAGGTGATGCTTGCCGTACTGATAACCCTTGTTTACAACCACCTCCGCAATGGCGCGGATGTCTGCACCCGAGACTGCGTAAAAGTCAATGACGCGCACCTCGCCGCCCACGACCTGATACCACCATATCGCGGTGTCGTCGCGGTAGCCCAAGTCCCATGCGGTGTGTACCGGATACCCCGGCTCAAAGACTACACGCTCGTTAATACGCGACTCTGCCTGTCGCATCTCTGTGCCGAAGAACGCGCCGAGGATAGCCGCCTCGAAACTGCACTCGTACTCTTGGAGGTACTGGTCTTCGGACAACTGCGCCTTTGCCGCGTTGAGTTCACTCTGGGGCAGCAAGCCCGAATCGCTGGCAGGCAGTCGCAGGACAAACCACTCATCTGGGATGCGCCGTGCCGTTTCGTAGATGTCCCAAAATTGGTTCTTGCCCTTCGGCGTACCGGCGAACACAGCCCAGCCTTGTTTGTCGGAGAGCGCAGGCCGGATGACATTGCCAAACACGCTTGGCTTGAAGTCCCCGTACTCGTCCATGTACACGCCGCTGAAGCCGAGGCCACGCATGGCATCCGCGTTGTCCGCGCCGAACAGGCTGACCTTCGCCCCGTTAACGAGCGTAATGGTCATCATCTGCTCATTGATGTCGCTGATAAGCGGCTGGGCGTAGTGCTTGAAATAGTCCCACGCAATGCGGCGTGCTTGGTTCTGGTAGGGAGCGACATACCCGAAGAGGCCGTTTGGCCCCTTGTACATAAAGGCTGCGCGGATGATGTCGTTAACCGCTGCGACAGTCTTACCAGCACGACGATGCGCGACGAGGCAGGCCCACCGCTTTGTGCGGTCGTGGAACGGCATGAAAGCCCGTCTAGGGCGATACGGGAGTTCTACCCGCTGCTTCACTCGGGCTTGCCCCAAGTCGCCTCAATCTCAATCTTGCTGCCGTCCGGGCCGCTGTGTTCGTGCCGTGCGAGTTTAGGCACATGGTATTCAAGTAGGTCGCTGAAGCACTTGAACGCCGCCTCTGCGCCCTTCTCGGCGTGTATCTCGTCGAGCCAGCCCTGCAAGCGGTCTGCGTTGCCGTCTACGAAACGAGAGATAGCCTCCCTCGCTGCTTGGGTTGACTTGTTAGGGCTTCCTTTGGGGCGACCTGCTGGCATACCGTGGTTAATATATCGTGATTGTTTATCTGATGAAACAGTTTACTTCTGTTACTTACGCTCTTGCTGTCCTTGCCCGTACAGAGTTAACCCTGCTGCAATTTTGGTGGGCGGCAACCGTAGCGGTGTTTCTGGGTAGAACTCGTCAGCCAATCCCTCTTCGATTACCCAGTCAGGCAATAACCCCGTTTTCTGTGGAGCGTATTGCGTATCAGCGCCGCTGGCGGTTCTGTTCTGTTTGCCATACGGGCCGTAGTTAACCCAACTGTTCTGACCGCGTGTTTCCGAGGTCATCGCCTTACGGGCCAACGGGCTGTACATAGCCGAATGCGCCCTCCAAGCGTTTTCTTCTCCGTCTGCGCGGAACCCATGCCCGTATTTGATATGCCCGAAATAGTCGTGAACGATGCGGAATATATCGTTTGCGGTAACCGGCACGCCGTCGATAACCTCGCCTGTCTTGCGAAGCAGCGGGTTGCCGCTGATATCTACATGGGCGCTTTCGCTGCCTCCAAATCCGCTTTCCGTAGGAAACACCCACAAGTGATTGTTGTCGCGCACATCCATGATTGCGGCGCGAGGGCTTTTCGCATACGGGTCTTGCATATCGGGGCGAATGAACTCGACCTTTAGACCAGATTTTTTAATCTCGTTCCATTGGTCAAGCGTCTCGTCAATCATCGCATCGTATGCTGCTTTAACCTTTGGGTCGTTCGGGGCGTGTGGCATCGCATCGTAAGCGGCGGCAATTTTAGTTGCTCGTTCGGGAATTACCTTTCTGAAAGTTTTTGGGGGAGCGTAAGAAGTTCCCCGGCGTGATGCGTAACTTTCCGCAGCCTTTACGGCTTTTTTGGTAGGCCCGGAAACATAGGTGCGACCGGCAACGGAGAGGGGTTCTGTTGGGGTGCCGATGAGGGCAGGCGTGCCACCTGCTGCCCGCGTAGCCGCTCTCTGTGCTTCTGCCACGCTGCGATTTCCTCCGGGTCGTCCAAGTGACTCAAATCCGGGGATTGACTTTGCATATTCAGCGCCTCTTTCAATGGTGGTTCCGATGCGTGTTGCTGGGCCAACTGGGTTAACAAAACTGGCTGCAACATCGCCAATCGCTTCCATCGCATTGTCTGTACGCGGGTAAGCAAGTCCTGCTCTAGCGGCTTGGTCAATCATCCAATCTGAACCGCCAACGGGGGTTTCTGTCGGATAGCCAGCCGCAGACATACCAAGCGCCGAAATGTCTACAGGCGCTCCAAGGATTCGATACGGCGCACGGCTTGCACCACGCCCAAATGCTGCCGCTGCTTGGCTTGATTGAGCAAGCGACGGCACCGCATCACCGGCTAATCCAAACCGTTCTTGATATTCGTCGGGCCGCGCCGTTCCCGGCGTGTTAGCAAACTGGGCAACACGGTCGCGCATCTGCTGGAGGTATTGCAGCGCGGCAGCGTACTTTGACGGTTCCGCTTTCTTTGCCATTATTCGAGGTTTTCGAGTTTGTACTTAAGGCTCGTCACGCCATCCACAACCGCGTCAAACAAGTTAACAAGGTCGGAGTCTTTCGGGAGTGAGCCTTTGATTTCGTCGAGGAAGGTCAACAGCGACTTCACATACGCCTTCGGGTTGCTGTTCTTGTGGAACTCGACATCGTAGCCCGTGATGATGCCGTACCTACCCTGATACGCCTCGGCGTACTTGTCCACAAGGTCGGGGATGGCTTCGTAGTATTCCCCAAGCGCCATGTGCTGCGCGAAGGACTTGGTGGCAAGGTGCTGAAGGTGCGTAATGGTCGCGCTGTGGAACATGGTTCCGACAAACAAAGCCGCGTTTTTTTCGTGAGCAGCCATAACTCTCCCCTATGGTACGATGATGCTAGACCCCTACAGGGAAGGATGCAAGCATGACTACCATCTCCGAAGCCTACCGCGCCCAGCAGGTCGAACTGCACACCAATCCCGCCTATGGCGTGGCTTCCATCGCCTTTGCGCCCATCGTTGCAAAGTTAATCGTGGATAACGGCATCAAGTCGTTGTCCGACTACGGTGCTGGCAAGAAGAACCTGCAACGCGCCCTTGAGCCTGCGGGTATCTCGATTGACTACCGACCCTATGACCCAGCCTTCCCAGAGTACGGGCCTCCCGTAGAGGCTGATATGGTCTGCTGCATTGATGTGCTGGAACACATCGAACCTGACCGGCTCGACGCTGTGCTGGATGACCTTGCCCGTATCATGCCCCGGTTGGGTTTCTTCAGCGTCCACACGGGGGCGGCTGGTAAGGTGCTGTCGGACGGCAGGAACGCCCACCTCATCCAAGAGCCTGCGCGGTGGTGGCTTCCCCGGCTCTGTGAGCGGTTCCACATTCACCACCTCCAGCACCATCAACTCATGGGTCAAGGCTTCTGGGTCGTCGTCAGCCGCGTCTGAAGCCACGCAACCGTTTTGGCAGGGTCACGGGCTAGGTACCACATCCCAAGCGGCTCAAATGCCATCTGGAAGCGTTCCTGACCCCTTCGCAGTTTGCCCGTCGGGGTCTTGATTTCGAGAAACGCTGCGAAGCCGGGGGCGGTGACCAGTTTATCCGGCACGCCCTGCCCTGCCAGCCCAAGGTCGTAGACCGTAAACCCTGCCGCCCTGACGGCTGCGGTGATGGCGGCATCGTTGGCATCCCGGCGTGCGGCGTAGCGCATCAGAAAGACCCGTCGGCGTACTCGTACCACAGCCGGTACACCGCAATGAACTCATTTACGCCTTCGCCTAACAACTTTGGTTTGCCGAAAGGTGGCACCGAGTAAAACCGTCCGATGCGTAGCCCGTTGTCCGTGTCGCCGCGCACTACCCAAACTTGAAAACCCGTAGTCCCTGCAAGTGCCTGCAAGGTGCGGCGCAGCCCTTCGGACATCCCCTCACCCTCGCGCTTCCATTCTAGTACGAGGAACTTTCCCTTACGCTCGATGATGCCGTCGATATTGCACGGGCAGGCTTTAGGGTTGTTCGGCAGCAACCCAAGGAATGCGCCGTAATCAATATGCGGCGCATCCCGGTTCCTCATCAGCCGCTCAAACTCCACGGCGTTTGTCGTGCGCTGCGCGTTGTGGTGATACCCATCCTGCGCGGGTCTTAACCCAACCGCGAGACTTCAGTAGTTCCTCGCCACCGCAAGCACCGCTGCGATGCTGGAGAATGCTCGACGCGCCGAAGAACTTCTGACCGCATTGCTTACAAGTGCGGGTCATTTGCTCCCCCTCGCACGGATGGCGTTAGCGATGTCCCATGCTGCGGCAGATTTGCCGGGGTTGACCAACAAGATGGCGGTGTTGTTTATCTGGCTGTCGGCAATCTTCGCACACGCCTCCCGCTCGG